TAATCATCATCATCCATTGCCACAATAATTGCACCCCTTGCCTCTTTATTTAATTGATTTCGCTTTGCACCAATACGCAATTTTTCAGAAATATATTGATAGCGAATATTAGGAATTGTCTTTGCCACCTCTATAAATAAATCTTCTACTTTATCACGACCATCATCTATAATAATCCATTCCATTTTCTCCTTTGGAAAGGTTTGACTCTTATAAATTTCTATCAATGCTGGAATAAATACTCTTCTATTATAGGTAGGTGTAATAACCGATACTTCAATCATATAACAATTATTTTTATATTTGCTTTATGCTGATTTTTCTGATAAACCTATTTGATCTATTTTTGTTCATTAGATGATTCTATAATAGGTACAGATGGAATAACAGGTGTTGATTTACCTAATAGTTGTGCTGCGGCGGCGGTAGCAGCTGCGACCATCTGTATTTTTTTATCAGGTACATTTTTTGATATGACATCTGGTAATGTACTAAAACTATCAAGTGGTCGTGTAATAGGATGCATCTTTTCAGCTGTTAAATTCTCTTTATTTCTCTTATATAGTTCGGCAATATGTGGTTCATCTTTTACTTTGGGAAGATATTCAAATGATTTATTTAAATCATTCCAATAGCGCTCCATTAGTTCAATTAATTCATTATTTTCAGCTTCTCTTCTTTCTATATTATCTGCTTTTTGATACATAAAAGGCCATAGAAATAAACGTTTAATCTTAGAATCATAATATGTTGTTGTCAATGGGCACATTGCAAATAGGGTTGGAAAACTTTTTGATGGTTTATTTTCATCTGTTGATAAATTTTGATTATAATAATCCCATCCATATTTAGATCCATAATATAATCCTATCAATACAGCATATGCCACATTTAAAGTTGTAATAATTAATGTTCCTATAAAAAATATGGCACGAATCATAGATGGATAAATAATCATATCATTTGCTACAAAACTTGCAAGCATAATATAAATAAATGCTCGTACTAACATTGGGCCATATTGTACGATATAATCCTTAATTTTATAAATAATTCCCCACAATATATCTTTAATTTTATCTTTTCCAACAGCTCGTGTAGCAGCCGTTGTTGCCGCTGTTGCTGCAGGATTTGTAGCAGTTGCAATAGTTGCTGCATCTGCCACATCATCCACATTTTCATCTGCTGACTGTGCTCCTAGACCTATTTTACTACGTACACCATTAACAACATCTGATAATGATTGTTTTATGCTATCTATGTTTAATTTGTCAGATATATCAGATAGAATCGATGACATTCTATGAATCCCATTGATTTTATTATAGAACATAATATCACAACTTATAGAGCATATTTCAAGCCTCCCATTCCTGCAGAAATTGTCACCCAATTTAGACTTTCTACAAACATTGTAATATCATACTGATAAAAACTGTTGACTGGAAGAGGGTTCACATTCAAATCTATTTGAAATACGCGAATACGACTACTATTAATACTTCCATCAGGTTGATTGCTCGGTGACGTTAATGAAAATGGATAAATCACTAACTCTGGATCCGGATTACCTTTTATATATTTCCATGGAACTACCTGATTATAATAGGAAATAGGTTTCTCTTCTTGTAAAGGATTGCCATCTCCTAAAATAGCTAATGTTCGCAAAATAGATCGCTGTCCATTTAGAACAAATACACCCGTCGATGAATTGAGATTCACATTCGCAGGCCAACCACCACCTGATGGAATAAATGGAGGTTTTAATGGATTTACCCAATTGGTATAATTATCGATTTGATTTCGATATAGTAATGAATCTGACCGTCTTGGAACAATTAAAATACGTTCAATTGGATTATGAGTATCTAATTCTACAAATTCACGTGAAGTAATCGAATCAAAATGATATGTTGTAATTTGTCGTATTAAATATTGCAATGGTTCAGAAGAAAATTGTGCTCGTTCATCATCTGTTACGTAGACATATGTCATTTGAACACGCGGCTGTAAAGGCCATGTATTTAACAATGGTTTAGGAGTTCCAATATCAGTTAAAAAATTATTAATTGTAATATCTGAAATATCAGATACTGCTGTATAGTATACATTTTGTGGCTGTAGAGCAATTGGTGAAGTATTAAATTGGAATCCAGGTGCAACCTGATTTCCATTATTATCTAAAATGGTGTAAAGCTGATTAATGGGTCTCAATGTAATTTGAATTTCACATTCATGATACTGCAAAGCAACTAAGGGAAGTGATTCAAATGTGGATTCTGCGAACCAAAATGGTAAAGGAACTTGAATTTGTCTTCCTGAAATGGATGGGCGATTGGTATTAGGAGGAGTTGTAGTTGATGCAGGAGAGGGTCCGTTATTATTATATACCAATGGATAACCTGTTCCTGTTGTTCCACCTGCATATAGACCATTCGCAGGATCATATACTTCGGGTACATTACCCACCAAACGCTGCCATTTTGCAAAATCAGTTCCAATTAGATCCGTTTGTGCTTTTGTAATAATATAATCTCCATTATATTCTTGTATCTTTTGTCCTCCAATAAAAAATGCAATATTCTGAATTAAACGGCATCCAATGTATTTGGTCCACGCAAAATTGTATTGCGAAGTCCTACCTTGATTATTTGGAAGCCCTTCAATGTATTTACAATAAATATCAGGTAAATCAAATACAAAATAGATGTCTCTTACCAAATCAGCAATACGTTGTATTTTAAATCGAACTTGAATGGGCTGATCGTAGGATAATTCTTGAGAACCATCCATTGCAAAAGTTACAGATTCCTCCGCAAAATGTGCGTATTTTTTATAGGTTTTATAGAAATATGTAAAATCTGGATTACCACTTAATAGGACATTTTGTGCTCCGTAGGCTACTAAGGAAAATAGACCACCACCTGGCATTACTATGTGTTGAATAGTAAATATGTATACCCCTTTAGGTAAACATATTGACTATAATATATCTTATAGTATTTTAAATTATTTTAAATAATTTTATAATATTTTACATTAATTAATATCCTTGCGCCCACCATGTATCATCCAAATAGGGTGGAATACTGCTCATAATGCCTGAATCCATTTCTTTGGAGGGTCCCTCATTCATTAATTGCTGAATTTCAGCAACACATAGTGCATAATTAAAATAATTGAGACGACTTAACAATCCTTGCATTACACCAAATACATGAAATCCAGTATCATCAACAGATGGTATTGTACTCTGTGCTAGATGTAAGGTTCTATCACTAAAGCAACAGACATCCTGACTATTTTGATATGGTGCATATCCATCAAATGACATCTTTCGTGATAAATTACCATTAATGAAAATTTCTAATGAACTATTCTTGCATACAATCACTACATGAACCCATTTCTTTACTGGAAAATTGTCTACTTCTACAAAATTATTCCATGTTTTATATGTATTCATATAAACACGAAGTGTATTCGTATCAGAACGCATATAGACACCGGGTGCCAATAAAGGAAATTGTGCTGGATATCCCTTATGAAAGATATGTAATAATCCTAATTCTTGTCTAAATGATGCCGGATCTACATACAAATAAAATGAATAACTAAATTCAATTCCTGTACGCTCATTATCTGACAAATGGATTGGTTTTGAACCAGCTACATTTGGATTTTGTGAAATATTAATAGCATCCTTCATTGTATATGTTTTGGGTAATAGAACGGTGCGATTAATGGATAAACGATTGATATATTTGTATACTAATTCAATAAACAAAAGTGCCAAATAAATAAGAGCCGCCCATATTATTGCTGTAATAATTTGCTGTATGATACCGGGTTGTTGCCCCAAATTACTATTTGGGGAATTATTTTGCTGACCGAATACAGACATCATTTCCTCTTACTAATTTGTATTATTTATTTTCTCTTATTTTGTTGATGTCACTTTAATATCAATACCTGGGGCAAAGAATGATGTAAACCATTGCCATAATCCAGTAATTGGTTCAGGACCCGCCATATAATTCTTATACACCATCTCTGGATTCAATGCCGAATCATACATAGTTGTAGTTGAAATCTGACCACCAAATCCAGTATTGTACAATAGATAGGCAGAATAGCTGCTATCTACCTTAAATCGGCTTGGTAATACACATGAACGAGATAATTTTCCATCCATGTAAACATCTACTGTTTTACCATTAACTGCTACCGTAATATTTACCCATCGTTGTAGATCAATTTCTGGCAAATCACATCCAACATTCGATTCCAACAATCCAGAATCAATACTCTGTATCTTATATGTCGAATTCAATGTCGCAATTTCAAGAGATTCTGATACATTACTATCTGAACTCTGTGTGTTGAGTGTAGTAGAAGCACTCTTATCCATTGTATGGAAACGAACAAATAATTTTGGTTTATATCCGCCTAAATGAATACGAATGGTGTCAAAACTGGGTCCTCCAATACGTAAAATAGATTTATTATAACCATGTCGATAAGACCAATTATTAACATAAATCCATGTGGAAATTGTAAAATCGCCGCCTTCATACAATACTGGCAATTTATCCGATGTAATAGTAATCATTTTAGAAGCATCTACACTTGCATTTTGAGTAGCAGTAAGAAGTGGATATGCATTTGTAGTCTTTGGACCAAATAAATACATATAAAGATAGTATAAACATAAAAGTCCTCCAAAAAAGAGCAATACTGGAATTAATCTTGCCTCTGGAGATGAATTCGTGTTATTGTCCATGATACCTGTATTCAGCACGGATATTCTATCCTCCATTTTTTGCCAAATTTAAGCATATGGTGTACTCCATTGAAATAAATTATCTCGAGGGGGTTTCATAACAGGATCACATGGTAAACCGGAAGGACACTGCCCAAATAGAGATAAATTAGGAAAACTAACATCAAATAAATTGCTTTCAAGAACCATGTTGTTTGTATCAATATATTTAAGACGCTCTCTTTCTACTTCATGTGGGCTATAGCGTCTTCCACATACAATAACATGGATAACAGAACCTTCCAGTCCTTTATTTCCTATTGATAATGGACTGCTAATCACTACCGGATAATTCTGAAGTCGCTGCGATGCAACAATTTTATCATCATAAATAACATCAAACCTACGACCATCGCGCAATACAGCAATACATACCCATTTTTGATTAGGAAGAGGCGGCAATTCCATTATTTCATCTTTTAATATTCCACTACTATCTTTTGTCTGTACTCGGAGACGAGCTGAAATATTTTTATGACCTCTTGGAGCATGTAAAATCTCAACATACCAATTATTTGCCACTTGAATAAGTGGTATAAACTTATCTGTTTGAAGCTTATCTACATAAGTTGCTGTGCGATCACCCTGTTGAATATTAAAAAATCCAATAACCGTTGAACCTGAATTTCCCAATAACATTGATTGTGTTTTATCTGGCATCAATAACACCTTATTTGCCGATAATGGAGTAAGTTTTGTAAGTGTATCTAGTATATCAGGATTGATATTAACAATATATGTCAAAACAACATAGATTAAAACCATAATAATTGCTCCATATAAGATATATGATACATCGGACAAAGTAATTGCTGCAAATATAGATATAACAGATATCGCTAATGTGCTATATAAAAGGATGGTACGCGTTTCCATTCTATCTATTTATGTAATTTATTAGACTTTGTCCTTCCTGTCGGACATCTTTGTAGCAGAATCTACATAAGAAGATACATCCATTGATACATCTGGTGATAAACATGATGATGTATTTGACATAGGACCTGAACCAAAATCTGTTGCAGTAGCAAGTGAAGGAGTTGCATGTCTCATTTCAGAACTTGTTAATTGCTTTGCCCATATTTTCAAATTACGTAATTTTGCCATATTTGTTTCAATACCGCTCATTGGATAAATATCACCTAATACACTTTTAGGGGGTGATATAAATGTTCGTGTTTTTAATAAACGACCATTAATATACACTTCCATTGCATGATTCATAAGAACAACACCTAGACGAAATGGTGCTTGAACGGGTACATTTGGAATAATAGCATTTTCAGTATTATTATCCACATTTAATACTGAAACAATTAAATCATTTGTATCTGGTAATAAAGCACATGCCAAATTATAATTATCTAGTAATCCAAGAAGTGTATTTCCTGTGGGTGAGGAACGAATACGACCACCGCGACGAAATAATATTCGTGGATGGGTTGAAAAATGAATATGTGGATCTTGAATAAAAATATCAACATTCAAAGAATAAGCCGATGACAAATTTTGAATTGGTAAAATCTTATTAGGAAGAAGTCCAGTATTTGTCTTATCCCAATAAAGCACTCCTTCATCCAATCCTGGTATGACAAAAATACCGGGGGCGCCAGGCTGTAAACTGAAAATGGGTGTAATAAAGAAATGAACGAAAATTAAAATAATAAGAAGTATAATTCCAATCGCAAGCAAATATGATATGATTTGCTTTGAATAATCCCCCATTTTATTCGTTGTATTTGATGCTATGGCACTTATTCCTGATGTTAAACCAATAATAGATCCACTCGTAGTAGTAGAA